AATTGCTGCTGACCAACCAAGAATAATAACTCGGACGAGAGTTGATACACCCTCATCCGCCCACTCAAATTTGTTTTCCTTTTTGGTTTCCTCTTTCTTCTTAGGAGTTGAATCCATGAATATAGAGGTAAGGCAAAACTATTTATCAGTTATTAGCAAGCCATCAATACACAAGGAACACAATAGCTGCCGTCTTCATAAGTTTCGCTGATGTTTGTGGAGGTAACTTTAGCAATTGTCTTAGAACGAATGATGTCATCATCTTGTGGTTTGGCAGTTCCATCACCAGCAGACATCAGTAAATCACCTCGCTCAACTGTTGTTCCTTGAGCAATACGGATAACAAAATCACCAGTCATAGAACAATAGAAATCGTTGGTGTAAGTTTCATCGTCATCATCCCAATTTTGGAAGACACCAGCAACATTCACATCACCCTCAACATCACTGACCTTCATACGGTTTAGTTGTTCGTTATCTTCATCGCCCCATTCACACATCTCATCAACGTTGCTTAATACAGAACCACGCAAAATTTCTATACGTTCAGCATTACCAGGAAGTTGTGACCAACGACTTAGGTGAGCGCCGTTATATGAAATAGTACCACCAGAAACTGAAATGCTTCCTTCTGAAGAGTTTTGCCCCCTGAAATCAATTAGGGTGCCATCATTGCCTAATCTGTTAACAAGCAATGCTGGTCCATTAGTTCTGCTACACAACAGTTCACCTGATGAACGAGCCACAATCCCTTTAACTGTAGTGCCATTGGATGTTGTGCCAAATAAACAATTTCCAGCAAATGTAGCATCACCATTCATCTTTAATGTAATGTTGGCACCAGTAGGAGTGACATTTCCAATATTCTGAACAGTTTCACCCAAGTACCAAGCATCTCTTCTCAATGTTGCTCTATATTCACCAGCAGTTGGACGATCGAAGTTTAAGTATCTCTGTGTTGTTGCATCAGTTCCCTTGATATAAACTTCATTTCCAGTGACAAGACTGGCAGCAAATGTAGCACTACCATTTGAACCATCCAAAACAATATTTGAAGTATTTCCACTGACTGGTCCAACATTCACAAGACCTGTATCAGCAACAGCGAACACTGCTGTGTTATCAGAACTTCTACGACCAATATAAGAATAGGTATCTGAGGTTACATCAACTGTTGCCTTAAACTCGGCAGCACCAGTGGCAGCAAATAATTTTATTTTTGGAGAAGTAAAAGCACCAGATGAATCCAATTCAATGTTTCCAGCACTCTTGGTGTTTGTTTGAATAGTACCAGCAATTTCAACATCACCATTTCCGTAAGCTCTTAGTGCGACATTAGTGCCACTACCAGAAGTATTCAATATCTGGAAACAGTCACTAGTATATCTGGTGGTGTAAATATTAAGGGATCCATTTTGACCTCCAAGATAGAGACCATTATTGTTAGTAGAGTTTGATGCAGAACCAAGTTGAATAAGTCCATCGGCATTAAGGGTTGAAGTAACAGACCCATTCAGTTTACCATTGAGAATATCATTAGTGCCTGTAGTGCGATTGATTGATAGATTGCCCGAGGAAGCGATCACAGCGGCACCACCCGCAAATGAAGCAGCACCACCAGTCCAAACTAATTCATTACTAGCGTTAATCTCTAACTTATTGCTACCCTCAACTAATCTATCAGCAGGAGTAATACCCAGTCCAATCCACTTATCACCATCCCATTTGTATGTGATAGATCCTTCAGTAAAGGTATCATTTACACTAGGACTTGCTGGAAATACAATTGCCATTTGACTTTAGATTAGAGATACCCTGATGTATTTATTACTTAGCGTTAGCTGTTTGGAATGGCGACTCAGCAAAAGCAGCAAAGATGAAAGTATCGCCTTCTTCAGATACAGACAATTCATTATCTCTTACTTTAAATCCATTAGAAAGAAAATCAAATTGGAAACCAGCAGTTTCTGGGTCGATACTGTTTGGACGTAAGGCATTTTGCATTTCATTATTAGGTGTTCTTGAAGAATCCCACAACACCCAATGACTGTTAGAAGTGTCTATATTTTTTACCAGTACCCAAGCAGGTTTAAATCCACAATACACAAAGGGACCATCAAAAGAAGAATTGCCAACATAACTTCCAAATTTACTAAAGCCTTCTATTTCTGCCCACACGTAAGCAATTTGTTCTGTCGAAAATAATGGATCAAATGTTGTAGCAGTAGCTCCATGCATATATGTTGTACTAGAGACTGCAACATTACCAGTAAGATTAAGCAGTATTTTGCCCGTACCGCCAGGTTCATATAGTTTATGATGTGCAACATTCCAATTTCCAGCAGTCAAAGATTTTTGAATAATAAATTTTGGTGTGCTATTCAATCCATGTCCAGAGGTTCCAGGACCATTTGACTTTACAATACTAAATCCAGCCTCTGGATTAGCACTCACCTGTGTTGTGATATTTCCCTCAGTGTTTGATACTGCGGGACCACCAGCCTTCCAGCACCATGCCACATATGGTGTACCAGGAGCATTTTCATCACCGCCGGGAGATGAAAGAGAAAAACCATCTTCATCAAAACTACTTACTCCCCTATCTGTATATTCTTGGAGGGCATTATTTGTAAATAGTGTTCTCACAGGACCACGAACAATATCACCTAGTATATGATTAAGACTAGATCCAGTTCTTCCCTTCAACCAGACAAAATCTGGTTTGAATCCAACACCAGTAACTGGATGACGAGCAACTCCACTACCAGTATAAAGCACAGACTTAAAGTACTTGCCAGGATCAGCAATAGCAGGAGCAGGTAAGTTGTCCGTACACAATGCTAGGAATCCAGTTGGAGGAGCATACTTAAACAGTCCCTTACCACTATCATCTGCGTTTGTTCCTGCTGTTATAGTTCCAGAGAAGGTTGGATTTTGACCGAAGTTTGCTACTACATCAGCCCAGTTCACACCATTTGAACCATCATTTGTTCTAAACGCCATGAAATAGTAATGTCCACTATCTCCTATTGTAGAATCTGTGTGTATTAATGTGTTATTTCTATAAAACTTTAAAGTTTTAGGAGAACTATCAAGGTCAAGAGCAAATCCAAACACATCACCAGAACTATAACCAAGTGCCGGATTCATAGCTGTTAAAGTTGTAGCAGTCCAATTTTTTGTAAAACTATTATCTACTGCTGCTCCAGGTCTTATAAGTGACTGTCCAAAAGCATTAAAAGTACTTTGATTGTTTTTGGGTGCTCTTCCATCACCAGTAACACCTAGATAACCTGATACACTAGAACCTATCAAACGGTATTCAGCATACCATTTACCAGAATTCATTCCAATTGTTGAAGTAACTTGGGATTGATTTGAAGTATCAGAATATAAATTTCCACCCTTCAAAACAGCAGCATTATCATCAACAGCATTTCCAGCACCAGTCAATGGATTCCAAGTAGCAAAGTTATTCTTACAAGTATCAGCAGTTGTTCTAAATGCCTCAATACCTACTGGTGTGTAAGGTTTGGAAACATCAAAACCACCTTTGTATTTTACTATATTATAAAATCTAGCATCAAAAAATCCACCATTATAGAAGTAAGTATCTCCTCCACCTCCGGTTCCTCTGTAATGACCACCTATTCTCATATAATCAGGTGAAGTATATGAAATATTTGAAGTGACATTAACTGATTTTGCAAAAACTCCATTTACATAGGTTACAATTCTAGGAGTAGGAGTTGCTTCTTTAACTATAGCAATATGACACCATTCATCTTGTGGTATTACTGGTCCATCACTGCTAGAAAGAACATCCCAATTGCTACCATCATACGACCAAACGTAATAAAGTCTTCCAGATGGATGAATACTTACACCAAAAGCTTGATAATCAATTGCATTACCAAACTGAACTAGGTTTGAAGCACCACTACCAACTATGCCTCTCTTATACCATGCCTCATAAGTCCATTCCGCAGTGGTTAAGTTTACATTATCAAATGCAGTTGCATCTGAAACCTCAACCCAACCTCCAGTGTTTTCAGGAGAATCATAATTAATATAACTTCCATAAGGACTATGCCCAGAAACTATAGCTGGTACTCGATGATCTGAGTTGTTGCTATCAGGATAAGCTACTGTATTTACTGTTTTATTTGTTCCACTACCTATGATATCAGCAGAGTAATCTCTTGCTGCATCTTCTTGTACTAATGAAATATTGGCAAATCTTACAACACCACTTGATGCTTTTGAATAGAAACCAATAAATGTACCAACAACTTCAGCTACAAATGATATATGTATTTGGTTCCAATTAGTATTTGAATTATCTAATTTTCTATAGACAATTTGAGATGCTCCTGTTGAATTTCCAATATTAACATATCCCTCTCCACCTGAAACGTGTTGATAATAGAAAGAAAGTGTATAACGTTTGCCTACTTCTAAATTAGAATCTAATGCTCTGAATGTATAACCATTAGAAGAATTCGCAGGAGAAGTGACCTTTATACATCCATTACCAGAAGGTCCACCAATTGCCTCATAGTCAAGAGTAGAACCATTTCCTGAACTCCATCCACCAATACCAGTTTCAAAATTTCCATTCGTAAAGAAATCTTGACTAGTCGAAGTAGAAATACCAGGAATAGCAAAAACAGTAGAACCAGTCAGTTCATTTCTGGTAGCAAATACATCGCCATTAGCAGTAATTGTTCCTGGTGTGACTGTTGCTGCTGTTGCAGAAGTTGATGAGTTACAGCACAGAAGTTTTGTGTTGGTTACATTTGTGAGTGGTTCTGTTGGTGCTGTGAAGTTTGCTGTGTAAAGTGCAGTGCCTTTAATGATACGAGCATTGGAAATAAAACCATCCCATTCATTTGCCCCAGAATGACCACCAAAATCGCCAATGGTAACTGCTTGTGCCGGATAATCGTGTCCATCTGCTTCAGAAGTTCTTAACTCTCCATCAACAAATAATCTTGTAGTTCCAGATTGTCTTGCAACTGCAACATGATGCCAAGTTGAACTTTGTAATCCACCACCTTTGGTGTATAAATTACCAGTAACTCCAAGAGTAGTATTATAATATCTAATTAATCCATCGTAAAATTGAATCACTCCACCATCTTGGTCGTGGTCAAATAAGTAATTTGCACTAGCACTATCATTACTTAAAGCAGATGTAAATACAAATGCTTCCCAAGTAAAATCTCCAGTTCCATAAGCAAAATCACTACTACTAGGAACAGTTAGATAATCTCCATCAGCATCAATTTTTACGCACCCATCAAAACCAAGTGTTCCTGTTTCTTGTCTCAACTGACTGACAAATGCATCAGAAGTTATAGGAGCACCATTCTGTGGTTGTGGTAAGTCCTCTCCTTTCAGTTTGATAATACTATTAGGAGCACAGTGGAAGTCAGCACCAGGATTAGAACTATCATTCATAGGCAGATAGAATCCATTGACTCCAAATCCACCACTACGATTGATCGTATACTTGATTGACTTTGGTGCTCTAGGACTCCATTGTCCTGGTTTAAAATCAGTTGCTTTTGTAGTTCCAGAAGATTGATAACCATCTCCATCTTTATAGAAACCAAACACATCTGGTATGAGTGCTTGACCGTCTACAAGGAAAACATCAAACATTTGTCCTTCAAAATCTTGATTGCCGCCATTTGATCCTTCCGCCCAAGCACCAAGTGTTTGTTGGTAAAGTGAATTTATATACGTAAAAGAATTTTGTGATGGTGATCCTGTTATACTTAGTTCCTGATTTACTCCATTAACATATAGTTTAAATCTATCCTCTGCTACTGCTAAGGTGGTATTATATACCGCCGTAATATGCATCCAACCACTAAAGTCTCTAAATTTACTTACAGTATTGACCCAAGTGTTAGTTGTTGCTGTAGATCCGGTTGTAAAATCACCCGTAAAAAAATAAAAAACTCCAGTAGTTTCAATTCTAAGTAATGCGTATCTACTAGAACCACCATGATAACTACCAAAAAGTCCAATAGCAGAGCTTAAATCTGATACTTTTACCCATCCACTCCAAGTCCAAACACTACGATCACCAGTGCTGGTAGGAGTTCTCTTTAAATATTCGTTTGCCATTTATCAACCCAGTGTGGTGGAACCTGATGGAACATAATCAGTGAAAAGCTCTACCCACTCAGTGCCATTATATATTTTGTAAGCATTCTCTACGGTATTGAAGTATTGATCTCCTTCAGTGTTGTTGCTAGTTGGATCA